CCCCGATTTTGGGGGGCCCTCCTTACCACACGAGGTAATGTTCATGTTTTATGCAGATAGCAACCACTTCATCGCCTTTGGCAAGTTCGTTAGCATTGACCTTCGGGTCAAAGTACGCGACCTTGTCACGGCGCGATGTGTCGAAACCTTCGTGGTCTCGACGAAAGTAGCGAACTATGAGATCCTGACTGATTGGGAGCTCCCTTCGGGGAATCTTCCTCTCAAACGCCAGGGTTTCAAAGACGCCGTGGTCTACGATCGGCTGAAAAGCATGATTCATGACCTCGCCAACTTGGTTATCGATAAGGGCTGGGAAGCCCTTTACGATCACCTTTACACGCTCTGTTTGAATGCTGAGGAACAGGTTCGAGTCGAGGAGTCCACCTCAGGTGCATTTATGTACCTGATCGGTGAGCTCTGGGCTATGAACAATGTTACCCCGACGTTCTCGCGGAACGAGAGTTGGGTTAAGACGACGACGCCTCCTGTGAAGGACGCAGACTCGTCTGGTAAGTGAGGACCCACCATCATCTGGAGGGGTCTCTAAGTCGCTGACTTATTTTCCTTTGGAGACCTGTCATGAAATCAAACTCATCTGTTCATCTGACGATGAACGTGGTAGTCGGGACCCGAATCCGTGTCGATGCTGTAATAAGCATTAACACGGGCCAAGGTGCCAACCGCCACACCCTGTCTGAAACCGCTTCAAACGAAGACGGCATGACCGACAACGGGTTCGATGCTGGCCTAGCCGTCGTAACGACGACCAAACGCCTTCTGCATCGAGTGAGTGACGAACTCCGACAGCGTGGACTCATGTTCACGGCGAAGGAGATCGAGGATGCCTTTCGGGAAGACCTGGAGAGCGAGAACAGCGTGCAAGCTCAGCTGCACGCGGTGATCGACTTCTGCCAGGAAATCCGGCTCCATTTCTGGACAGAGACCAATGGGAAAACTCAGCAACTGGTTGCTGCAAGCAGCAATCGCCGTCCTAGTTGACGTCGCGAGACGCGGACTAGGTCGGTATCAGTCGCGTAGGTCACGTCGTGAGACATGACTGTCGTGGCGAGCGCGCCTTTTGAGGGGCGCGCCGGCGTAAGCCGTAACCTTCTCAATTCATCCATCAACCACAGAGTAATAGTACTTGCCTACCTATACCTTAGCGGGTGTCATTCCAGACACCCTCACCCGACAACGGTCGCAAGACCTAGTCGGGGTCGTATGGACGGCTTTCTCCTCCCAAAAGAAGGGGGAGGCCGTCGTTAGCGGGATTCGTGATCAGGGATTCCGAACTGGTTTTCAACGAGTGACCTATGATACAGTCACTCCCCAGTTCAGAAGTCGCTCCGAAAAAGGAGCGATATTTAACTCCCCCTTTACCTCAGTCCTTACTGAGTGGAAAGGTCCGATTCCCGCCGGCTGGATGTGGCAGTACAAGAACGTGGCTGGTGCAGTTGCAGGGCAGTCGATCATGGGGTCCGGTCAGGACTCCAGATCTCAGTTACGCGCTGTCAATGACAACGTGAACTTTCCGCACCCTGAACTGGACGTCTACAACGCTAAGGTGTTCGCAGGAACGCAAGCCTGGGCTGCTGTACAGCAGCCTGAGTTTGATGCTCCCGTGTTCATTGCCGAGGCAGCGGAGACGTATAGGATGTTGGTCAGGCCCTGGGAAGGGCTCTGGCGCCATTTAGAGCGACAAAACAAGAACTGGAGGCTGACTCAGAAGCGTAGGAACCCTCGCGAGAGGGGTACCTATTACCGCAATATGGGTCGTGAAGCCGCTCAGTTGATGTCAAGTATGTACTTAGCAAACCGTTATGGTTTGCAACCGTTCCTACGAGACATCGAGTCGTCGCTTAGCATCCTTCGTGATGAACCGACTTGGTTACCGAGACAGACCGCGCGTGGTTCCGCTTACATACCGTCCCAAAAACGCGAATGGGGAGGTGCCGTTACTAACGACACCTTCTTCGACGCGCAATGGAAGGTTAAAGCTACACGCGAAATCTCGGTTAGAGCTGGTCTGTTGTACACATATCGTGTTACAACGACCTCCAGGGTGGGCCTGAACCTCACGGCCCTCCCGCGAGCGGGGTGGGAAGCAATTCCCTTTTCGTTTGTGGCAGACTGGATCTGGAACGTCGGTGACGTTCTTGCGGCTCTCGAGTCCAAGACGGAATGTGACATCTTGTCCCAGTGGACTACAGTCGTTGATAAGAAGTCTCGGTTCTCCGAGGTGAGCGGAAGCTCACCAAAGTCGAGCCAAACGACCCTAAACACCATTACAGGTGGAATCAACGCCGAGATGACACTAGAGGAAACGGTGAAATACCGTGAACCACGGACGTACGTAGGCTTCGCGCGCGACCCTGTCCTGCTCGACATGAGCAAGGAGAAGTGGCGTGCAAGAAGTCTTGATGTGGCCGCCTTCGCAAGCGGCTTCATCGGTGCGTCGAAGTAGCACGTAAGCGCTACCAATCTCAACCTTTTGAAAGACTGAAAATGGCAATCACTCTGAACACCCTGGCGTACAGCCAGGACGCATCCGTCTCCAAGGACAAGGTCCTGTACACGGGCCCGAGCAACACGTTTGCGATCAAGGACCAAGTGTCCCTCGCGCGCGTGGCGCCTAAGCCTACGTCTACCTTCCGCGGAGTCGCACGCGCTGAGGCGAAGCGGGTCAAGACCGTGACGCTCGACGACGGCACCAAAGCCGACGCGATCATCACTGTCTCGTCCTCTTTGCCTGTCGGTATGGCGAAGGCCGACGCCGACGCTCTTCGTGACGACATGGGCGACTTTGCCATCGGAGCCGATGGAGACGCGCTGTTCTGGTCGCACGACATCACCCGCTGAAGAAGCGGTCGTAGTTGTGCGAGACAGCATAGCGTTAGTCCTCATTGGCTGCCTAACGGCAGTCGCAATCGTTCTCTCCACGCAACGTGGAGCGACAGACCATGAGAAAGGAGACCGTAATGGTCCCCCGAAAGTCATTGAAGGAGCGCCGGCTTAAAGCCGATGCTACAAACCGTCAGCGCTTCCAGAAAGTGTTGATGATCTCCCTTGCTGGGTTGGATCCGCACTCGGACGAACTCAATAGGCTCCGAGGTTTCGTAAGAAACTTCGATCTAAAGAGAATGTACGAGTGGGCTGAAGGTGCTAGTGCAGCTGCATACGGCACCGCCACAGAGCATTTTGTGGCGAACCAGCTAGCCGCCTTGATTCTCAAGGCACCGTTCGATTGGAAAAGTTTCGGCTTCGAGATGAACCCTCGTGAGAGGGCGATCAAGAAGTTCGTCGACGCTGAAGAGCGTTGTCGGAAGACCAACCTAAGGTTCGGTCGGCTTTCCAGACGTCTGATGAACCCTCAAATCGGCCAGGAGCAATCCTGGTATGGCCGAAAGGTCATCGAAATGAGGGAATTCATTCGTCGGGTTCTAGGCGAAAGCCCGGATCTCGTCGGCATCTTGGATCAGGCTGGCTACGGCCCAGGCGCAGCAGTTGGAGTTCACGGTAATGCTACCAATCTGTACCGCAAATTCTACGCGGAAGATTGGTCCGTGACTCCTAGCTGCGTACCGTACGCACGTTCAGCAATAATGCTGAACTTCTCATTATTCGAAGCCCTCTGTGAAGAGCGCGACGGAATTGTGTGTTACGACGTAGATGTCGCCACACAACGGTTTAACGAGAAGGTGCGTATAGTCCCAAGCAATAGCGTCAGCTTTGTGCCCAAAACGGCCAAGACCGAGAGGTCGATCGCCGTGGAACCGTTGCTGAACTCGTTCGTGCAAAAGGGAATCGACTCAGAGATGAGGAGAAAGCTCCGCTACTTCGGGTACAACCTGTCTGACCAGTCGCGCAACGCGCGGATGGCACAAGTCGGGTCCGAAGACGGCTCCCTATTCACCCTGGATCTATCCAGTGCGAGCGATACAGTGAGCACCATTGCTTGCAAGGTGTTCCTCCCAGAGGACTGGTACGCCCTGTTGAACAGGACGCGGTCCCCGATGTACTCACTCGATGGCAAGGTTCACCCCTACCATAAGTTTGCATCGATGGGAAATGGTTTCTGCTTCCCACTTGAAACGCTAATCTTCGCAGCGGCCGTAAAGGCCGTCTTACCCGACGACGATCGCCGGCATACTGTGTACGGGGACGACATAATCGCCCCCACACAATGCTACCGTGATTTAGTTAGGCTGCTTAGATTCTGCGGCTTTACTCCTAACGAAGCCAAAAGCTTCTCGGACGGGCCGTTTCGCGAATCATGTGGAGCAGACTGGCACAGAGGACAGGACGTGCGTCCTGTGTATCTGGACTACCACCTTGGCACAACTGCTGAGATAATGGTTTTCCATAACGCCACACTGCGATCCGAACGAGTGGCCAACTTCTTCAGTGAAGTAAGGCCGTTCCTGAGGTCGTTAGTGCATGAACGAGAACGCCTGATGCGCCCATGTACAAAGCGTAATAGCTGGGTACCTGGGAGTAAGAGGCGCGTGCTGGACCCCATTGAGACGCTTCACAGCGAACAAGAGGGCTTGCGCACGCTCAGCAAAGGAGAGCGCTTTAGGGTTTATAACCTGAATGGCGCCTTCGATGTTGAGACAGACACGTTCATGACGGCTAAGGTTGCTCGATGGATACCCGATCAACAGAGGTGGTCGTGGAAAGAGTTTGTTCACAAACCCGTCCAAGATCCCGCTGAAGGTAGGGATTACCAGAGAGCCCGGTACTGGTCTTTCCTACTCGGTTCACCCGAAGGAGAGATTTACCTCCGTCGCAAGACGAAGCGGCTGATCATCGTAAGATAACAGCCAACGTACGCGGCATAGCCGTCTACTTTCTACCAGCACGAGGACTGGTTTAGGTATCCGTAAGGACCTAGAGTGGGGATATCGCAGG